GTTTACAGCGTCTTTCACTAACGCTTGTACACCTTTAGCCGCACTAAATTCTGAAGAAGTCATTTCAACTTCGTTCAATCTTCTTAATGTTTCATTTGCTACTGTAAAAAATGTATATGCCATATAATAAATAGTAGGAAGGACAAGAAATACTTATCCCTCCTACTCCTAGAAAAATATTTATGCTAATAGATCTCTATCTGCTACAGTTCTTCCTGTTTGTTGAGAAGAAATGTCAGCTAGGATTGCATAAACTCTAAGTACGCCACTAACGCATGCTGTATCAGTTGCTGCAATTTTTACATCAATAGTATCTGCTGTAGATATTAAAGCTGTATAAGTATTTGCTGCACCTGTGTTCACAATATTAGCTTGACCATTAGTGCCTGCTGCAAGGTAGCCAGTTGATGATAAATCACCACCGTCTACAATGTCATCGCCTGCTGCAAAGTCAATATCAGCAGTGGCAGAGCCACCTGTAAAAGCTGTAGTAACTTCAGCACCTGCTGCAATAACAATAGTATTAGCAGGAACTTCTAGTAATTGAAAAATATCGCCACTAGCAACATTAGAAAATGTTCCTTCTGATACTAGTTTAGCAACGTCTAACTCTTTTTCAATTACATATGCTCCTCTACCTAGATTACTTGGTAAAGTTGCTGTTGAGTCAGAACTAACGCCTGTAGTGGATTTAGCTGTCAAATCAAAAGTTGCCATGTTTTATCTCCCTTACGCTGCGTTATATTTAGCTGTTACAATGCCTTCAGGTCTTAAAATTTTTCTTCCGTACATCTGCATTCCTCTGACTATGTCAGCGAATGATTCAGGATCACGATAAGATTCAACTTTATTGATCTGAGAAGCAGTAGCAACTGCTGAACTATGTCCTGCAACAATTACGCCAAAGTTAGAATTTTGGTTAGCATCACCAGAGGTTGCTGAACCAGTACCAACTGAAGGTAAGTTACTAGAAACATATACTTCAAAACCATGCAGATTTCCAAGTGAAAGACCAGCTTCAAGAGCACCTTTATCTACGGTGTCATTGTTTAGTAGTCTAGAATCTTCGTCTGTTAATAGTTCCATGAAGACAGGATCAATCACTAGCCAACGACCTGCTGTATCAACTTGTTGTTGATTTAACAATCTAGCCATTCTAGCAATTACTTGAAGCGGTGTTGCAGTAGCTGTCGCTGCTGCTGTTGCTCCAGGCATTCTTACTGCTAGAGGAATAGAATGATCGCCTGCTGATGAAGTTGTAATGTTACCAAAATCACCTTTTTTCAAGATCATTGAAGATAATAATTCATTACTTCCTGCGGTATCTACAGCTTTAGAGCCTGACACTACATCATTAGCGGTGTCTGCTACTGTACTTAAAGCTGATTGTTTAAAACCAGATAGGTAACCAAGAACTTCTTGATCGTATTGATCACGAAGTCTATAGCCTGCTCTATCTGATGCCATGCTTTCAAAATTAATATGAGAGTGAGCTTCCTCAATATCATCCATTTTAAAAGCAAAGTAGTTTGCCTGATCAACAACTAGAGTAAAATCCTCATCGTCTAAGTCTTGTGGTGTGACTGTAGTACCACGAGAATATGTTCTAACTGTTATTTCTGGCTCTTTAATGATACGAACTGTATCACCAAAGTTTGCAATTTCTCCAAAGTAGTCATTGTTAGTAATTGATTCAGCAACGGAACTCTTACGAAAAGCTTGTTGAACCTTTTGACTGTAAATAACTGGAGAGAAATTACCATTAGGTAGGTTTGTATAACCTGACGCTACTTTAAAAGCCATCTGTTTTCTCCTTTTTATATTAGAGGCCAACAAACGATAACCTCACTTCGTAAGGGCTGATGCTGAAAATGGGTGTCTATGCCTAGAGGCCATAACATCAGGTAGCCTGAGTGAATTTCGTTTGGTAAGTGTAGGGTGGGATAAATGTCAAATACATTTGACACTTTCGGCCTACTACGGTTGTAGTATATGTTACATACATATACAAAAAATAGGTTTTGTCAACCTATTATTACTGTCTAGCTGCTCCACTAACATCATATTCAAAGTTTCCGGAACGTATTGCATTAGCAATAGCTTCTTCATTTGCTGAATATTCTTGTGATGTCATTCTTGCAACATCAGACTCTTTTATGATATCTGAAGAACTAGCACTGTCTGAAGGAGTAGAACCACCTTTTATCTTTACTGCTTTAGCAGCGTCTGTAGACTTTGCTTTTTTCTTACCTGTAATACCCATATCTGCTTTATATAAATCAATAGCACGAGATGCAGCTTTAGCATCTGTTTCATTATCGTATAAAGCTTTTTGAATATACTCAGGTTGTTCTTCAGCCCAATCGTGAAATTTAACATCATTTCTAATGTCTTCAAAATCAGGATGTAATCTTAATAGTTCTGCTTCTGCTATCTGTTTTGCTGACTTTTGTTCTTTTACAGCAATAGATTCTAAGCGTTCTTCAATAGATGCATTCATTTCTTTTGATTTTTTAATAGCAATAGTTTCTATTATTCTTGCTACATCTGGGTATTCAGCAGACCATGCTTCTAGTTCTTCATCTGTTTTAGGAAGCTTTATTTGTTTTTTAGTAGCTTCTGATAACTGTTTTTTAACTTTCTCAAGTTCTGCATCTTTTTCATCTGCAACTTTTTGAGCATGTCTTCTTAAATCACCATATCTTTTCTTAAATGATGCTTCTTCAGCATTAGCAGGTTCTTCTGTAACTTCTTCAGTTGTTTCTTCTGTAGAACCTTCTCTTGCTTTTAATTCTTCTTCAGCAGCTAACTCTTGCATAGTGGGTTCTGCTCTTTTGTACCTTACAGGTTTTTTCATAATTGTATCGCCTGTGGCTTCATCTCTTTTTACTTGTACTTCTTCTGACATTTATTTCTCCTTTATGGGGCTACTCAGTTGCCTATTGCTAGGGGTTAGTAGGTAGCCATTAAACAGTGCTTACATACCTAGTGAATTAAAATTAAAACTATTCTGTTGTTGCACTGGTGCTATCTTGTCATAGATAGGCATTAATGCTGCAAGTTCGTCTCCTGTAACTTCAGCAAATTCTTTCTTTTGAAATCCATCTAAAATATTTCTTTCTTGATCTGTTAGTACTGCTTTAGCACCTGATCCTGCCATACCTGGTCTATAAGTAGACAAAACAGATATTTTTTTACGATATTCACCCATTTTATCAAATGTTGCATAACCTTCTCCTCCTGCAGCTTTATCTGCAAGAGCAAACATAGTAACAACATTTATATCGTCATTAATTTTGTTCATCATTTTTTCTGCTGCATCGTCTCCTCGTAAACCTTTACCTACTTGTCCTTGACCATGAAGTAATTTATAATCTAAATCTTTTTCGTGATATTTATACATACCTAGTTCATCATAACCATCTACGTAACCATATCGTAAGCCAAACTCATTACCTACATCTATAAATAACTCTCCGCCTATATTTATTTCTAGAGACTCTTCTAAGGCTGCTACGTAACCTCCTGCAGTATTTATTAAAGCCTCTGCTCCATCTCTATTTTCTTGAGAAAATTTAGATCCTGTAAAACCACCTACTATAATATCATCAGGACTATATATATCTTTATCAAAATCAATCGCTGCTTCTCCTACGTAAGTACTAGGAGGACCTTTAAATAAACTTATTACACCTGCAGCTAGTGCTACGTAACCTAGTACTGAAACCGCACTACCTAAAGCTGTACCTGTAGTTGCTGCTTGAGCTCCTGCACCAAGTAGTCCACTTTGTGCTAATACACCTGTTGAGTACCCTAGTCCTGCAACATTACCAACACTAGGTCCATTTTCTATAATATCATATAGTGATAATCCTGCACCTACTGCAGCTAAACCTGTTTTCCAATTCCATACACCATTACTTGACATAGGAGCTTCGCCTGTAAGATCTGCTCCTGTTTTAGTAGATGCACTACCAGAAGTGTTTACATTAGTTAAATTACCATCATAAACACCTGTCTCTCCTCCAGAAACTATATACGCTTCTCCTGGTGTTAGTCTAACAATTTTTCCGTCTACCATTGTTGTATATTGAGAGCCACTAAAAAGTCCTGCTTCAGGAGCACCAGTAGTAAGTGCAACTTTTGAACCTATAGGAACTATAGTGTTGCCTACTGTAATACTTGTACCTGTCATAGCAGCTGTAGCTCCACTTGTTATAATACCTGCATTAGCAGCAGCAGCTTTATCAAATCCTAAAAATTTTCCTACAGGATCAAATATATTGTTTCTAGCCCAATTAAAAACTGATTCTGTTATTGCACCATCAAGAAATAATTTATCTAATGCTGCAACTGTTGCAACGCCTGATAATAATTTTTCTGTAGTACTTGGTCCTGATACTGTACTACCTGATCTATCTACACCAAAGCCTGGCATATTTTCTAAATCAACTCCTGTATAGTTACCACCTACAATGCCTGTAGTTCTTGGACCTGTGGCTGTTATCTTTGTATCAGGATTAGTTACTCTGTAGTTTTTACCTTCTGGTGTTCTAAGTGTTGCTTTATTACCACTATCGTCAGGTGTTATTGTTTGTCCTTCTCTAGTAGTTACTCTAGGACCAACAGGTTTAAGATCTTTTTTTAAATCAGGATCAACAGGTCTACCTATTACTTTTTCATCTTTTATTGGAAAATTTGTTTTAGGTTCTTCTTCTATTGTAGGAGAACCACCCTCATTATATCTAGCTACAATAGCACCTTTACTAGCCATTACTTCATCTGTTTGTTCTTTTACATCTTTAACTACAGGTGTACCATTTTCATCAACAGGTCTTATCTGTCCGTTGTCTTCTAGCTCATCTAAAGCTTTTAATGCTGTTTTACGCATGTTTTCATACTTAGATAAACCATGATAACGAACTACATTAGCAGGAACTACTAGTTCACCTTCAGATATCATAGCAGGTATATCATCAGCTACTTCACTTTCTGTAGCACCTGGTGTATCATCAGCATTATCTGCTAGGCCACCTTCTTTAAATCCTTCTAATTCTTCATCATACCCTTGCATAGCAGATGCTATTCTTCTTTCTAAATGGGGTTTACCTGGTTTAAAAAATTTATCAACTAATATTATTGTTGCTTCTTTTGGTGTAGCTTTTGGATCATTAAATACATCCATTATACTTTTAGCATTACCTGCACCTATTGTATCCCCTGTATTTATTTCATTTAAAAAGTAAGATACTTGAGAACTAATACTGTCTTCTAAGTTTTGAGATTCTAAATATTTATCATAATAAGGTTTTTGAAAATCAAATTGAAATAATCCGTAACCATTACCGCCTTCTTGTTTTTGTGTGTGACTAAAAGTACCACCAGTTTCTATATCTATATTACCTACTATTGCTTTTATAGCAGGAACAGAGAGACCTGCCTCATCTAGCTGATTTATAATTTGAGATCTTCTTTGTTGTCTAGTACTTTGTTCTTTAATTTCTTCTTCAGTTACAGGCATTGCACCTTCGTTTAACATCATAGGTTTTTCATATTTTTTTAATACTTCTTCAGGATTTAATAACATAGCTGTTTGAATATTAGTATTACTTGACTGTGGTCTTTTTGCAACACTACTAACTTTATCTTTAATATCTTTATCCTTAGCTTTTTCTTTAGATGTTTTTGGATCTAATATAGACGGATCTTTTAAATCGTCACCTTTTGCTACTCCTGGTGTACCCCCCATTGCTAATTCCATAACTGTTCCTCCTTTTTTTAAACCATCGTCAGCTAAACTTTCAGCTCGTGCTATACCTTGTTCTTTTAACTTATCCATATCAAAAAGTATTTCTTTATACTCTCCAGTATTACCAACACTTTCATCTAAAGAATTTTTTAACACTTTAGGATCTATGTCTAAAAATTCTAATATCTCTTGTTTAGTAGGTTGTTTTTTTCCTCCTGATATTTTTAAAGTTTTACGTCTTTTAGGTTTTCCAGGTACTGGTCTTTCTAAACTTCTATTTACATTTAATATTACATCACCATTTTCTTTTATACTATACCAAGGATCTTTATTATTCATTGATTTTAACTCAGATAAAAATCCTGGTGATTCAGAAGCACCTTCATATTTTATGATATTTTTATTTGAGTAAGTTGATAATGTTTCAAAAAACTCTGTTGCTGAAAGACCATAATCGTTAGGTATAGTAGAAGAATTACGTAACTCTTTAGTATCATCCATATATTTAAGATAATCATCTGCGTCTCCAGGAAGATACTCATCTTTAAATATAGAATTATTTCCGTACTTATCACTAACCTCTAATGCTTCGTCATATAAAGAAGGTTGAATACCGTCACCTAAATCACCCATACCACTACGATCAGGTTCTTTAGCTCTTGACTCTCTAGCTGCTTGTAGTTGAGCATCAGCAACACCATCGTCTACATCTACTTTTCTTCCTACTTTACTAACTGCCTTAGCTCCTGCTTTAGCAACACCAACACCTAAAGAAGCACCACCTGTAATTACACCTAAAGCATCTACTGCAAATCCTGCAGGGTCTGTTGCAAATGTTTCTTTAGCTTTTTCAATGCTGCCATACCTATCTGCAAAATGTTGACCGACAGCTCTTGCCATGTCTTCATTTCCTTGCTCACCTGGTATTGCTAACTGTACTATTCCTGATCCTAACTCATACAAACTTTTAGCAGTCTGTACTGGGTTTGTTATCATTTCTACTGTATCTTTTATTAACTGTTTACTACTAGGTACAAAATTTTGTTTTGCTCTTGATAGAACAGAATCAGTTTGTTCATTTGTATTAGCTAGTGCCTGTTCCATTTTTTCCCTCTTTAGCTTTTTGTATTACTTCATCCCTGAACGTAGCAAATCTTTGTAACTCATGTATGCTACCTTGTATTTGTATTATCTTGTTATGGTCTGTTTCTCTTATAAGATTTTTTACATGAGACTTAATTCTTTCTTCTGCATAATCAAATAAAGCATCTATAGATTGTTTATTATTAGCTACTACTAATAATTTTCTAGCTACTTCTGGACTCACTGTATTTCTCCTTCACTAGGTGGCCTTCCTGAAAAGCCTGGCATTCCTGGTTCAGGTGCTCCGCCAGGACCTATCTGACTATTACCTGTACCTGCAGGACTAGTTGGTGGAACTGTTCCTCCTCCTTCTGGTGGGGGTGGTGCTCCTGCTCCTGGTGGTTGTTGTGGTGGTCCTTGCATCATTCCAGATGCTTGCATAACTTTAGCTTGTCTTAAAGCTTCTCTTTCATCATTTACAAACTTCTCAGCATCAAGATCAAATGAGTGTGCTATCTCTCTTAGTATTACTGGGAACTTTACAAAAGGTGCTAGTGCAGGATTAGAACCAATTTGCATAAGTTGTAATAGTCTTTGACTTCTTACTTCGTTACGCATAAGGCTTTCTGTACCTCTAGCTTTTATTTCTATATCGCCTTGTACATCAGGATCAAAATCAAATTGCTGATTAAAGGCATAGAAAGATTCACCTAGTGGTTGTAATAGATAGTCATCTATATTTTTAACCACTGTCTTAATAGATATCTGAGCTGCACCCATTAGCATAGATATCCCTGCCGCTGTTCTACCAGTTCCTTGTATTCCAGTCTGACCATGTGAGAAAGACGGAATGCCTGTAGATTCATCGGACAAGGCTCTTGCTTTATCAAACATCATCAAATTCTGAGAAGATACATTAGGATACTGTGTAGCAAATAGTGCTTGACCAGGTGCTCCACCTTGTCTCCTAAATATCTTACCAGGGTATACTTCTAGGTCTTGACCTGGTACGAGATTCGTTTCATCAATCTCAAATATCAGGTTACCTGATAGAACAGCATTATCAACAGCCATTCGCATAAAGCCGTTCATTAGCTGTTGTGTATCTACCATGTTTTCTGCTAACCCTACTCCAAAGAAAGAGTAAGGATTTAACTCATAAGGAGCAGCAAAATAAGGAATACGGATAGGCATAAAAGGGTTAAACGCCAACCGTAAAATTTTGTCGTTACAAACCCAAGCGTTGATTTGAACCAAATCCACGTCTGCGTATTCTTTAGGTATGTCCAAGCCTGCGTCTTCTGCATATGTCCTATCAATGTTGCCCCAAAACTCAAGGACTTCGTAGCGATCAACGCTAACATTTGTCGAATCGTAGTCATCTAAATCATCCTCCCACCATTGTCTGGTGTAGTTAGTGCCCATTTCGATACATTCATCTAGGGCATCTTCATCAAACAGAGGGCGATTCTTTAGTGCCCTCATATCA